TTTGAAGAACACCTTCTTTGTCAAAGATTTCAGTTTTCTTTAAAACCTCGACATCATCTACCAGACCAAGTTTATAAGCTTCAAGGTAAGTGTTGTATTCAACTTGCTTGTTGCTTGGTAACGTTGAGCCTGATATTACTCGGATATCATGTTGTCCTAATGAAATATCATTTTCAATAGACAAGATTTCCAATCTTTTATCATCATACAATCTATTATTAATAGTAAACTCTGTTAAGTTGTTATTTGATTGTACAATCTTAATTTTCTTTTGAAATGTATAATGGTCTTTAGAAAGATTATAAACAACCTTTCCTACCATTGATAAACTTCCTTCAATATCTCTTAGTTTTGATTTACCTCTAGATTCACCCATTTGTGATATAAGCATAGTTCCTCTTACAGAATCTGGTGCTTTATCCTGGAACCCTTGTAATAATTCAGGTATACCAAAATTTAAATCTATATATTTCTCCACTCTATCTATAAGATAATAAAATTCACTGGTGAGTGGAGCTGGTTGAGGAAAGTATGGATTACCAAATTCTGGGTTATATTCTATAACCGCATTGGGATTAGCCCAGTCTTTTTCTAATTGGCTAATATTGTCTACACTTCCTTCAGGAACCAATAACTTTAGCCCTGCTGCTGATTGAGCGTGTGACAAGGTCAAAGAAAATAACTTGTTTAAAAGCCTCTGAGAGTCTTTAACCTTGTTCACGTCCGATTTTGGATAGGGAGTATTTGTCCATATGTTTGAGAATGGAACAATCGGATATATGTCAGTGTTGAGAATACGCTCAAATAATAATGTATCACCGACACTTGAGCAGTGAGCAATTCTTGTTTGTTGTATTTCAGTTATTTCTAACTGTCCTGTTTCAATAGCATCTGCTATATCTTCATCTTCTAACAATAAATTATATTTTTCTATATCTACTACTTTTTCTTGTCCATCAACAACACTAAACAATCTGTAGTATGGTACTTTTAATTTGTAAAATCTATCTAGTATTTGATATTTTTGATTTACAAGATAGTCTAAATCTTTTGCTTCATCTGGAGTAAATACTTGATTACTGTTTTTTAAATTAGAACTTGGATAGTCTTCTCCATATAAACTATTAGTTCCTACCTCTATATCGTCTACCATTTCTTCTAATTGTGGATATAAGTTTACTAATTGTTCTTTAGTAATATAAGTAGATAAAATAATACCAGAGGCATCTCTGAAATATCTATCTCTTGAAGCTGGGTCTACATAAACTCTAAATGGGTCTACATGCGTATACTTTACTTCACCTCGTCCAAAATCATCTTCTGGGTCAACATAAACATACATATATCCAAGACCTGTTACTGCATAGTCATGAACTACTTGTTTAAATACTGTATCTCCTTTTGATATATCCCACACATATTCTAATATACCACTCCAAACATTAGCAAGTCTATTGTCTGAATCTTCTCTACCAATAGCCATAAATCTAGCTGGTTTAGAAGTAAGAAGTGATTTTAGTTTATCTACAGCTGCATATACTCTGTCAATAACAAAATCTGCTTGTCCAACAGATTGTAATGCATCTGATTCGTCTGAAGTGTAATGATTTCCTAATACAAAATCAACGGCGTTTCTAGCTTCAACATCCCATGTTTCTCTAGCATCTCGCCATCTTCTAAACAAATCTCTAGTTATTTGAGGTTTTGATTTGTTGTCGTCGTATTTGATAGTATTCTCCCAATTTAAATTTTATAACGAAAATACTATTATTTTTTTGTCTATGTCAAGATATTATTAGGTTTTTTGACCAGTAATCCAAGAAATTGCTCGTTTTACACCCATCTCTGGGCCTTTTTCCGAGTTTTCATTAAACTTGTCTCTATCCATTGCGGAACTTTTTGGAGGCTTTGCAGTAGTAACACTATACCACAATCCATCTAAAAGGTCGTCATTTCTACCTTTTGGAAATTCGAACATCTCATCTACCAATTCAACATGTTCTTTTTTAATATACAATTTTTTACCATTTACTATTGGACATAATAATGCTTCTAATCTATCTTCTTTTTTAATACCATTAGGAGGTCTAACTCCTTGTGCTAGTCCAGGAGCTAGCTTTCTATCTTTTCCTGACAATTGATTTACATAGTCTTTAATAAGTCCTTGAGCACCAACTTTCTCTACGTTAACTCTTCTTACTGGGTGATACATTTTAGCATATTTAATAATTCTATCTGGCATATCATACAAAGGAGAATGGTCTCTATAGTAATCTACTAAGTATACATTTCTATTTTTATCCATAGCAATAGTAACAATAACTTGGTAGTCACTTCTAGCATTTGCCTCATAAGCTAAGTCAACTCCCATATATACATTTACTGGTATAGCAGATTCATCAATCATCATATAATTAAAATTACTTCTTGAAACTAACTCACCTTCATAATAGTTTAATCTATCAATATGGAATTTTGCACTTTCAGAGTCTCGTGCTTCGTTTTGGTATTCTTGAGCGAACTTATGTAAGAGCCCCATCTCATTGAATCTTTTTTTAATGTCATCTAATTTTTCTTTTGTAAAATAGTTAGGCCATAAAGGAACTCCATCTACAATTGCTTTCTTATATAATACATTCCAAGCAGACTTTCTATTTTCTTTTTCTGCCTGAGTATATCCATCGTAAACTCCCTGAAGGAATGAATCGTAATGGACTATTGTACCAATAAGCCATATTGAACCTTCGTTTTCTTTTGAGTTTTCCAAAGCTGGTTCCACTGTTGACATTACCCATTCTTTAATTTCTCTCCTTCTATCTGCTGTTTTAGTATTTAACTCTGATTCAAAGTCATCAAGAATAATATTAGTATAACGTAATCCTAACTGCGAACGACCACGTAATCTTTGAGAAGTACCTTTAGCAATAATTCTATCTCCTCTTGCAGTAGTAAATTCTTTTTCAGTCCACTTACTGCCTTTCAAATCTCCAAAGTAATAATTTAAAGCTGGATTTATATCAATATGGTTTTGTATATATTTAATATGGTCTATAGCCTGAGACTGTTCTTCAGATACCCAAGCTATAAATTGTTTCTTTTCTGGTGGTGCAAAGTATAATTGATATAGTAAAGCTGTTTTAGCTAATGTTGACTTTGCATGACCTCTAGGTAAAATAATACAAATACGTTTGTCATCTCCAAGAAGTAAGTTGCTTAATTCGTATTGATATGGAGCAGGACTTGATTTCATAAAGTCTTCTGGTAAAAACATTTGTCCAAAAGTAACTATATCTTTTTTAGCTAACTCCAGTGCTTTTTCTTTTTGAGAAAGGTCTGGTGGTATAATATTAAATGATTTCTTTGAATTTTTGCTCATATACTCTACCTAGTAGTTTAGCAGTTTTTTCAGAAAACCAATCTCCATCAGGAACTTCTGTAAATGTTTTAGACTTTTCCCATAGAACAGGACCAGCTACATATACCCAAGCTTTTTCTTTGTTTCCATCTAAAAGTTCTACATCTGCAGTTGTTCTTACATAAAGACCACCTTCTACGTTTTCATACCTATCCATAGCATTTAAGTCGTCTTTGTCTACATCTAGCAATTCTACAACTACTCCTTTTCCATTTTCATTTTTTACCATAGCTGGAAAAGACTGAGTACCAGGAAATACTAAACTAAATCCTTCTATAACACCAAGGTCTGGTCCACCTCTTCTTAAAGTACCGTATGCAGCTAGTCTCATTATGCTAACCCTTTATGTGGACATATACCAATTTCTTTTATATCAAAATCAGTATCATATTCAGATATACATTCAATGCACTTAATTCCTTTTACATCATTATGTATTACATCCATCATTAAAACACCAGTAAGTCTAATTCTGCTATCGCAAATTATACATCTAGTTTTTCTACTTCTCAGTAATTTTGTTGCTTTCCGATATTTTTTCGTATTTCGATTCTTGAATTGCATCTAATTGCTCCTTTGAAAATCCTTGGAATAAAGCTACAGTCTCTGTAGTTTTGCTTGTATCTAACATTCCTGTTATTTTAATTAATGTATTTAGCGCAGATAGTCTATCTCTATCACTGCTATCAGGTTTGTCTATGATATTTCTCATTTCTTCCAAAAGATACTTTGGAGTAATTTCAGCTTCTTGCAAGTGCTTATCTATTTCTTCTCTTATCAAGTTCTGTACCCTTTCAGTTTTTAACAACATTTTTGCTTGTTGTTCTGAGTATTTTTCATTATTACTTGGAAAAGCATTCATATATGCCTTTACCACATCATCTCCTTTTGCAACGTAAGATGCAAACAAAAACTCTTTTTCATTTGCTTTCTTTCTTTTTTTACGTCTTACAGTAGGAGATTCTCCGTCTTTTGCAAACGTATGCATGTTTGTCCTCATATCACCATCCATTTTCACAGAATCACTACAGACAAAGGAACCAATAACAGTCCTAATAAAAGTATTTGTATTGGTCCCTTTTCTTTTGAGAACACCTAAATGCAATACTTGACAAACCTGACCATCATCACATAACACCCAATCACCCTTATTAGAGTGTCTCCAATCTTCTACCAAACTTACATTTGGTTGATATTCTCTAAATTCATCTATATTATCATATAAATGATGTGTTATGCTTTTGACGATTCGAGTTTTCATAAGTTATCTATTTTTTCTCTTTGTCGTCAACATCTTTGTTGTCAAGCTCGTCAATAACAAAACGAATATAATTATTGGCAAGGAATCGTAATTCGTTTACTTGTTGGTCTAATCTCATCATTTGACCAGCAAGCTCGTTAGCACGATTATATTGAGCTTTTGCTTCATCCGATAGTTCAGATAAATAAAACTCAACTTCTTTACCTTCGTTCATTATCATTAGCTTTTCTTCTTTTTTTGACATATGCCCTCCTATAGTACATTCACCTGAGGTGGTGTATGGTCTTCTATCTTTCTGTGTAGTTTTTCTAAAATCTCTACATCTGCAACATTGTGGTCATAAATATACTTCATTGACTTTTCATCACCCCAACGTGCTTTTTGCCAGTGTTCTGGTTTTACTCTTGTTTTACCAGCAATACCAAAGAACTCTGTTGCCGCCATCAAAGATGAGCGATGTAACTTTAGTTTACTCTTTACAGCATAATACAAGTCTTTATGTGATTTTGTTTTATGCATTGGAAAGTGTGTTCCGTGATACAATGCTCTTGTTCTAATAAAAGGAATATCAAACCTAGTACCATAATATGTGAATATTATATCATACTTGTTCATTTCTTCTACTAGAAGCTCTACAATGCGTGCATCTTGTTTTTCAGACATTAGCTCTTCTTTAGTAATCCAAGCACCTTCAACCTTCTTAACTCCTCTGCCTTTAATACACCAGGATAACATTAAGTCAATATTAGCACTAAACCCAGTAGTTTCAATATCTAGGTATCCAATACTGATGTCATGACCTGAAGCATATCTTTTAGGTTTGTGAAGTCCTAAGGCCTCTATCTTCTTAGTTACTGCTTTGTACGTTCTATTATATCCAGCTTTTCTAATTTCCTGATATAATACAAATGCAGATTTAGCAGTACGTTCGTATTGGTCTAAGATTCTAACTTCGTCTTCTGTCCATTTATTTCCAGCCATTATTTGCCCCATTTGTTGTTTTTGACTATTAATGCCATTACCGAATATATCGCAACATCTAAAAATGCATCCTCTAAAGGCTCATTCTGTGCTTCGAAATCGTGTTTAGTGGCTAAATTAACTAGTCGGTTTATTTTATCATTCATCCTTACTATAATACCTAGTAGTGATGTATTGATTTCTTTACTATCCTTTAACATTGTTCCCATTGCTATGTTTCCAGGCCCATAGTCAAACTGTTTTCTACAAAATGTCTTATACATCTCATTTAACAGCACTTGAAACTCTTGTTCTGTATTAGGATATTCTTTTTTGATGTACTCTATTACATCATTATTTGCTTTTTTTGCCATCTTTAGGAAAATCCTCCATATCAGGTTTATCTTCTAGGCCTCTTAAGACCTCTTCATAGCGCTTCCAATCAAGGTTTTTACGTATTTCTTCTAATTCTGCGTCAAATGCTTGCTGTAGCTTCTGTACAGTCTCTTTGTCGCCTTCATCTTTAGCTATACGAATTATTTTTTTAAGCTTTTCCATAAATGTTCTCCTACTCCTAGTTGAAATAAGCCATTTGAGATGCAATCAATGATATGTTCTGGATGTTCGTGACCACCATTGAGTAATATTGCGTGTAATACTTCATGAATGAAGGTTTCTTTTTTTCTATCTGGGTGTATAGTGTTATTAAGTAATATTGTATTAGTTTTAACTTCGTGTCTACCATACAATTCCTTATTATTTTCTTCGTGAACTAATTCTAATTCTATTACTTCGTAAGAATGTCCACCAATTTCTATTTTTCCAACGTTCTTTTGCATTATTTTCTCCCTATCGTTTTTAATACACAGCAAATTAGAACAATACTTTTATCTATGTCAACACTTTTATTCAAATACCCCAGAAAAAAAAATTTTTTACAAAAGGTACAAAAAGAGTCTTGACGTACATAAAGCCAACTTTGTATTTTTTGGAGTCCGAAGGACGGAAACTAAGAGAGCTATAAGCTTTCCCTTTGTAAATTTTTCTAAAAAAAAATTTTCTACAGCTACTCTAGA